ATATGTTATCCACCCGCAGAAATAGCCGAACATATTGTCTGCTTTCAGTACGGGTAGCGTTGAGACCGACATCCTTCATATATCTGATAAATCCTTTTGCAAAATCTTCAGTAAGTTCAGAGACAGAACAATCAGGTTTGTAAGTCTTCAGATGCTTCAACACACGAAGATGTATGCCTTGCGTACCTGGGCGTATATCCCTGTGTGATATCTGATGCTCCATCATAGAATAGAAGTCTTGCGAAGTCTCACGCCCATCCCACAATTCTTTGAGACGAGAAAGTGTAAACTCGCCGTCATAGTCAAGTTCATACTCTTCAAGCTGATATAGCGTTTTTCGAATCAGGATATTTAGCTTTCGAGCATTAGGGTTGTTGATGACGCGTCCGTTTTCGTCGTCCCATTCGTCACAAAACACATGTACATTCGTGTCAACATCGAAAGAATTACCATACTGAGCACAATTCACATACACAGAAAGCAAGCCACGTCCTACAGGCTTTACAGACAAAGAAAATTTGATTTTATTCATACTGAAAAATAAAAATAAATTAGTTGTAAATCTTGCGCAAAGCACGGAATTTCAGTATATTTACACACGTATTATTAACCACAAAAAGTATTAAAAATTATGGAAGAAGAATTGAAAGTGAAAGTGCTGGCCATGCTTGATGAGGCCCAGGCACTGGCCGTAGAAGGCAAGAACGACGAAGCTGCTAAGAAAATCGAGGAAACTAAGGAAGAAATCAAGCGGCCTATTGGTGGCGGAAATAACGGAAGACCGAACGTCTGATGGATATTGTCAGAAAACTGATAAGAATATATACCCCGTTTATATGTACACTGGTTGTGCTTATATACGGGGTTCTTCTGTTAAGAGACATAAAGTTTCCAAATGCAGACTACATTATGTCAGCCGTAACAGGTAATTCGATGCTAATCGTGTTATATATGTGGGCTGTCAGCAAAAGAATGTGTATATGGTACAAGCTAAACCTACTATGTCTGATGCTGGTACATATCGACGGATTAATATACTATTTGTCAGACATGAAGTTTACACACTATTGTTATAGTGTAATATTGATTGCAACATTCGGACTGATCAGCTTCATCATCTACCGTGTCACGGTAGGAATCACTAAAATCCTTTGTTGAAGTAGCAAACGTTGACCAGCACCAGAATGATACTGATGCCATACTTCCGGATATCGTGGATGTTGAAAGCCTCCCTGTTGCATTGCGCTATATATAGAAGTACCAGTTCCGAATTCTTATGAAGACCAAACCTTTCACGCATGTTGCGTGTATGGTTGTTCACGGTAGCAGGCGAGATACACAACTTGTCTGCTATTTCTTTTTCCGTATAACCACGTGAAAGCAGATCTGCTATTTCGCGTTCGCGTTTTGAAAATGACGTGTTTACGTCATTGCTTACCTGTTTCATAATGAATAGTTTTGCGGTGGATAAAGATAGTGATAAATCTTTGTTCTGCAATGCCTGAAGCATAAAGAAGGCACGACAAAACTATTTTTCATTATGATGGAAATGCAAGACTATGTGGCTATGCGCGAATTGGAGCAGAACCACGGTAGCTGCTGGGCGAAGAGTTCGCCTCTGTGGGTAATTGCCGCAGTCCTGGTAATCGGTTTCTTCGTTTACCACTGGAGCAAAAACGAGAACGAAAAGGTTGCATTTGCTACAGGGTTGGCCAACCTCGACGGACGCATCAACTGCTTGTCTCCGCAGGTAGCTACGCTGAACAGCCAGATGTACGGTGCTGCACAGGCATTCGCAGGTCTCACGGTCGGCGTGAACGACATCAAGCAGGTGTACGGCGAGCAGATCGGCCAGCTGAACAACACCGTGTTTTACAATCCCGCCAACGAAGGCTGGTTCGGCCGTCGCGGAAATTGTGGAGGCGGTTGCGGTTGCCCCAGCCGTGTGTTTGCCCAGAGCACGCAGTATGCTCAAACTGGCACTCCGCAAGTTACAGTTACCGAAAGCTGCGCGAACGACCGCTGCTGATAAGTCAGCCACAAGTCAGAGAAAGGCCGGGTTCCACGACCGGCCTTTCATTCATTAACCAACCCAACGAGCCATGTCCGTATTCAACTACACACGAAAGACGTTCGAAACCAAGTTCCGCAGCCGCGAAGAAGCCTTCTCAGCCATGTTGGCATACCTGATAGAAGAAGAGAAGAAGGCCCCCATGCTGGCAGCCAAGGAAGCGAACGAATTCGCCGAAATATTCGCCGTAAACATGGGCCTGCCCACCAAAGTAGAGCCGGAAAGGAAAGGATATGAAAAGGTGATGTACTACGTAAAGGAAACAACCACGCTGATAAAGGAAAACCCTGAAATCGTGAACCTGCTGGTACCGGCCGCCACATTCATAGCCGGACTGTTTACCGGAAAGAAAGTAGAGCAGAACACGGAGCAGACAGCTCAACCCCAACAACCGGCACAGCCGCCGATCGACTTCGACAACGTACCATAAAACCATCAAACAGCCATGTTAAGAAAAGTATTCATAGTATTGGATTTTGAAGATGAGGCCCAAGTGAACGAACTGCAGCAGGAGCTGAACGAATTCTCGAATTCGCGTGTGCTCGACGGGCACAAACTTCGCTCCATGATGCCGCTTTACAAGAAGCACAAGAACGACCTGATGGAACTGATCAAGATGATAGCGAAGGGAGGCGTGAAAGCCGTGCTGTCGGTACGAGGGGCACAACTTATAAACAGCTTACGAAAATGATACGAGTAATTGACGAACGATGTCCAGGCGACTGCAGCAAATGCCGCCTGCCCAACGAAATGCCGGGATTCGACCTGTACGGCTGCATGCTCTACCAGATACTGCAAAAGAACATCAAGCTGGAGCGTGACATCGAGCAGATGAAAGCAGCACAGGCAAGCCTGACAAACGACGAGAACAAAGAAACCACATTCACCAACCCACACCAACTGGAGGACACCAACGATGACACAAGCGATGAGACACTGCCTCAATAGAAGAGGCAAAAACGAATTCTGGAGCAACAAGGACTACCAGGCATACAAGATGAAGAACGGCATGCACTTCTCCGACGCGCTGGCCACACACGCCTCGAAGATGATGAAGAATGCCGACGGTAAGGACCACACCTGGAGCGTGGACGACGTAAAGGGAGCTTTTGCATCACTGGGATACACCCTGCGTGGCGGATACACCTGGGGCGACGTGACCTATATGGCAAACATGCTATACGCCGACTACGCCCAGTGCCTGAAAGCAGACACCGACGCCGTGAAGATGGCATACGCCATCACAGCCGATCCCGACGGATACGACGGGATGATATTCAAACGATACACAGCCGACATCATGGAGAAGGGCGTGTGCGTTGCATGGAAAGAAGTCATGTAGTCCGATTATGAAAACAATAGGTATCAGAGAAGGGTGCAGCGAGACACGCTGCGCCTTTCTGTGTTTATGGGAGTTTGTCGGACAGCATTCGCCTTGTTCAGAAAAACATTCATAGACATGAAGAAGGAAACTAAAGAAAGTGTTCAGATCTGGTCGGCCATCGGCATGCTGGCGGCTGGCGTGGTATTGTCGGCAGCAGGATTTATCGTCGAGCCGACGGGTGAGATACATGACAGCGTGCTGTGGTTCTTTGCCCAGTGCCTGCTGTATGCAGGTGGTATCTTCGGGATAGGTACATACGTTAACAGCAAGTTTGACCATCTAATCAACAAGCTGACAAACACGAATAATCTGGAGCAGAAAGAAGTTAAAGAAAAGAAGTAGTAGCTATGGAATTGAAGGTAGAAAGAAAGTGGAAAAAAGACACCTACACCGTAGGGCGTCTGTATGTTGATGGAAAATTGTTCTGCAACACGCTGGAAGACCGTGTGCGCGAACTGGACCGGGAAGAAAAAGTATATGGCGAGACAGCCATACCGGCAGGAAGATACCGTGTCATCTTCAACTGGAGCCCAAAGTTTGGAAGGAACCTGCCTCGCCTGCTCGAAGTGCCACACTTTGAAGGAATTTTGATTCATCCGGGTAACACGGCAGCCGATTCAGCAGGCTGTATACTGGTTGGGAAAAACACGTCAGTAGGCAGACTGAGCGAAAGCCGTAATACATCAGACAGGCTGAACGTGCTGATAGAAGAAGCACAGCGGAAGGGAGAAACAATCTGGATCACGGTTGAATAATACATTTTTTGAAGGAATTTATATACAATAATCCGATGAAATTATATAATAAGGACATAAGGAAGCGTGCAGGTACCATTTTCACCAGGTCGAGAAAATGGTTGTGCGTCATATTGCTGGCGTCAGCAATATGTTCGTGCAGAAGTGTGAAGTATGTCCCTGTCGAAAGTACTGCAGACAGCATAGTCGTAGAGAAGCTGGTAGAGGTACAACTACCTCCTGACAGCTCTACCATTAGAGCTCTTCTGGAGTGTGACGAAAACGGCAAAATCGTTTTGTCTTGGCTTGATATAGCCAACAGTAAGAACGCACAGGCCAAGCTCACTATTGACAGCCTTGGTAACCTGCTGGCGAAAATGAAGACACAACCCGATACAATCTACAAGCCATCCAAGGAAGTTATCGTCACCAAGGAGGTAAAGTTGAATTATCCGGTGGAGAAGGAGTTGACCCGCTGGCAACAGATGAAGCTGGAGCTTGGCGGATGGGCTTTCGGGATTATTATCACGGCCGCCCTGATAATTATAGGATGGATTGTTTACAAGTCTCGAAAAAAGTAGTATCTTCGCATCGAGAACGGAGGTTCTGCTTAGACTATAAATGTATTTATCCCCGGCTGCCGGAAGGTGGTCGGGGATTATTATGTTATTAAACATATAAAATATTTGTGTGCATATTTGCACACAAAACAAATAATGCTTATCTTTGCAATATCAAAATAAGAGATAAACCTTTAAAAGCGGGGGCAACGCTATAAATTCTGCAGCGAATATATGACAACTGATTTCTACACCATCGCTGAGATTGAGAACCTTCAAGTTATCGAGACCACGTCTGCCATGAACGGCTATCCCCAATCCATCAAAAAGGCTTTAATCGGATTCGAATCCTTCGAACAAGCTGAGAGGGTTGCTGAAGAATACGGATTGAGCATCGAATACTTCACCAAGCGTGATGGCTGGCAGCTTTATTACCGCACAAACGACCGGGCCTATTCGGCTATCGAGGTGTCGGCTGATGAATATGGTGATGACTACAGGGCATTCACTTCATCAGACTATGAAGGATTTTATGAAAATGAAGTCAAGGGCATGGTAGGAGAGTTCGACAGTTTCGAAGAGGTTGACGAGTTCCTGGATGCGAAAAAGAAAATCTATGAGGCCATTGAGAATCTTGAAGATGATGAGATGGTGCTCACACTCAACGACAAATACTATGACACGGTGAAGCAATACACCATGTGCCATTATTATGATACGAAGACAACCGTTATAGGACTTATTTGATAAAATTGGCTGCGCTATCGGCCTTACGGGCAATTATTATCTATTATCAAACATCTAACATGCTATATTATTATGACTAACAAAGAATTATCTGAACTTATATCGTTTGACAAGAATATACTTTTTGCGGAAATCCTGTCACAAAATGAAGTCGAAGGACACGCTGTTCACGTTGTTGCCAAATTAACTCTTGAAAACGGGGATAGTATGATAATCCCATTTGTGTGGTACGAAGGTGAGAATTGGATTTTTACCCCCTGGGATTGGCAATCAAGTCCATCGACATCCGTTGAAGACATTGAATCAATCACCTGGCGGGTGAATGGCTCAGAAAGAGAAGGTATTATAATTAACGGATTACCAAGATTATTATGACAGAAAGAGAAAAGATAGGGCAGCAGGTAGCTGCCCTTAGAAACAAACGCGGGCTGACAACTCGCCAACTTGCTGACATGTGTGGTATTAGCTATACAAATGTCGGAAAGATTGAGCGTGGAGCCTATAATGTCAGTGTTGACATACTCGGAAGGGTTTGTGAAGCACTTGGTGCTGGTATACAAATTGTGGAAAAGAAGGAGGCCAAATAAGCCGCCTCCTTTTTTTCTGTCACACCACCAGCCCCATCATCACCTGCATCCTCAGTTCAATGTATTCCTGGAACTGCGACGGGTTGAGGGCATAGTCTATCACACGGCGGACGGCGATGTCGGCCTGCTTCTGCCGGACCTTGGTATAGAAGCGGATAGTGCCTCGGTTGCGGTCGGAGTGGCCGAGGCAGTAGTCTATCACAGCGTCGGAGATGCCAAGTTCTGCCGCCATCTGCGCAAACGACTTACGGGCCGAATAGAAGGACACACAGCCGCGGATGCCAAGCTCTGCGGCCAGCAGCTTCAGGCATAGGTTGATGTATCGCTGGAAGTTTGCGTCAGAGTATTTATAGTCAAACTTCAACCGGCCGTTTTTTCCTATATACTTATTGATAATCGCTGAGGCTTCCGGCTGTATCGAGAACTTCACCTCGTGCCCGCCGTTGCAGGCTACCTTCTGACGGACGTAGCAGATAGAAGGACCAGAGAAGTCGGCACGTATCAAGTCTGCAAAGTTAATGCCGCCCAGGTAGAAGGACAGCAGGAACATGTCGCGCGCCAGCGTAAGCCGTCGGCTGGATGATACGTCCGCCTGAATGATGCGGCGGACATTCTCAGGAGAGATGTCCATTTCGCGCGGCTTCGGAGACGGGAGCTTCGTGTAGGCAAAGGGATGGACCGTGCAATGGATGAGGCCCAGCTTGATAGCGTCGTTCACACGAGCCTTGATGTGACACAGGCGAAGCTGGCGTCCGCCGTCGGTGTGGCCGTGCTGACGGAGCCATCGGTCGAAGTGCTCTACCGTGATGTGGTTCATGATGCACATGGGTACCGTGCCCTCAGCCTTCTCGAAGAGGCGTAGCGTGTCGTCCATCATCTTTGCATAACTGGCCCGGCCTTCCTGCCGTATTTCATCCATGCGCCGGCGATAGAAGTCGTTGAAAGTGGTTGTGTCGGCCGAAACCTTGTCACGCTGTTCAAGCATGGCCTTCAGCTGGCGTGCAGGATAGGCGTCGTAGCCTTCAATGTTCTCCATAAGCTCCTTATAGCGTTTCAACTCATATTTAAGCCGTCGGTTCATCTGCGACGCATCGGGCCGGGCAACAACCTGACCATTATACCACTGGCAGCTGTCATCGAGCACGTACTTTGTGCGGATGTACTGTTTTTCACATCCTGAATTAATACGTAGATAGATTGGAAATTTACCTTTGGCATTCGGTTTGCCGGAAAGGATGGTAAAAGATAGTGTAGCCATAATTTTAAGACACCGTTTTAAGACACCGTTTTCTGCCCACGGGTGGGAAAAAGCATCTTTTTTTTATTTCTACACCGTTTCTTAAACGATTGTAGCAAGCTGATAATCAACTTGCTACAATTGAGCCGATAGCCGGACTTGAACCGGCGACCTACGCGTTACGAACCTATTTCCCACCGTTGGGAAGATGGTTTGCTGTGCGTTGAGGCTCAGAGTGTTGCAGAATAACTGCGTGAAGAATGAATAAGAACGAGATACCTGATTTCCCACCGTGGAAACGGTTGTTATACATTTATTGAATAATTATTGCTTGTATATATACTGTCAAGATACCGTGTCAGGTAGTCAAGAGAAATCTCATCGCCACATGCCTTGGCACGATAAAGCATCCAATAGACAGCCTCTGATTCTATAATAAACTTGTATGTAAACTTGGTTGCATCAGAAGAGTTATATTTATCAGTAATAATTTGGATGAATTCGTCTTTGATTCCACGTTTCAATAATTCGATGGTTTCAGACTTCAGCCAGCAGAAGTCTATGGTCTTGGGGTCAAAATCAAAATTGGAGAAAGAACCGATATTTCCAAGGCTTTGAAGAAGCAAGTCTTTCTTGCCTTTTAAGTCGTGGAAATAAATTTCTTTTTGTCCGAGCGGATGATAAAACTCATAGAAATTGAAGTGTTGTATCATCGGTGTGCGGCTGTTGAAGATAAAATCGTATGTAATATCTACGTTCTTTACTGGAGAAGGAAAGCTGGCATCTTTCAATCCACAAATGATGTCATCCATGTCTTTTTCAGTAATGACTGGAATGTGGTAGCCATCATGTTTGAGCGTGTCGAGCTTAACAGATTCCTGATCAGACAACTTATCGCCTGTAATCACAACACAAGTTTCCTTAGACAGGCCAAGATAATTTGTGGCACTGACAGGACCAATCGTTCTGACTATTGCTCCAAGGTCTTGAAGATTGTCGGCAATAATGGCCTTTGGGCGTTTGAACTTGCCGGAAAGGTAAATTCGCGCGCCTTCAAATGGAGTTGGATGATATCCAAATAAATTGTATTCTTTCATTGTTGTTCTGGGTTTAATAAGGAAATAATGTCATCGGCGTGAAACACTTTGATTTTGCCTCCAGCCTGCTGGAGTTCCTCTATTTTCTTCATTTTGGAAGGTCCGGCATTCTGCCCCATGATAACATAGTCGGTTGCCGAAGAAATGGAAGAAGTAAACTTGGCACCCAAGTTTTGAAAATAGGATTTTAATGTTTCACGTTCCACGTCAAATTCTCCAGTGATAACACACTTCTTGCCTGAAAACATGTTTTTTGCAGTTTCAGATGTAGGTTTGTTAAAGATTGAAGAAATTGAAGCGCTTGAACTATTTGTAGCAGCATGACATTCTTTTTGTATAAGACTGTAATCAGGAGAAACGCCGTTCACATAGTTAAGGTAAAACTTGGCACAGCATTCAGCGTCAAAAAGGGCGTCATGGTGATTGGTGTATGGAATATGAAAGGCCATACAAAGATCCTTTAAGCCGGCATTGATAGTTTCTCCAATATTATTTGCTTCGTGTTTATAAAGCTGGCATGTGCAAATAAACGGGTTTATCAAGTCATCTGAGATGAAATAGTATTGCAGGTTTTTTCTCAATGCGTCTTCGTCAAAAGAAGAATTGTGTGCAACTACAACAGAATTTTCAAAATAATGAGAAATCTTTTTCCAGACTTTATCAAAAGTCAACGCATTCTCAGTAGCTTCAGGTGTTATGTTATGGACGTGCATCGTAAACTTGTCGTATTTATTAAAAGGGGGCTGAACAAGTACGGATAAACGTTCTGAGATAACTCCGTCTTTGACAGATACCAGTCCAACTTGACATATAAACCTGTCTGTTGTTGCAGTTTCAAAATCAACAGCAGTAAATGTAGGGTGCTTGGGGAATTGATGTGATGTTGTCGTTTGAGAATGAAGCTGGTTTGAAGAAGATTTAAAAGTCTTTCTTACTGGAGAACCACCTCTACACTGACTGCTGGGACACCAATATCTTCCATCGGAAAGCCGATAGTAAATATATCCGTTCTTTACGATAACAGGATCTTCAGATGTTTCTGCATTAGTCATAGGCTTATAATTTACTGGTTAACCGTTCAATGACGCGCGTGAGGCGGTCTATCTGCTCGTCCTTCTTGCGGAGCATGGCGATGTATTCGCGTTCCGTTGTGGATGGGCCGTATGGATGGCTGCTTTCGGCCACAACACTCGTTTCATTGCTGACGGGGTAATCTGACGGGGTAATTATCTAAATTAATCTTTCGGGGACGTTTGTCCTCCGTCGTTCTCAACATGTTGCCCTCACCACGCATAAGCCATTCAGCGGAAAGGTCTTTGAAGAATAGAAGAAATACTATTGCTCTGTCAGCTGAAATGCTGTTAGGCTTTGTAAGAGAACCATTGCTCCAATTAAGAAGCCTTTCTGATTCAGTAGGAGTAACACCTTTATTTCTAAGGTATTGCTGCATTCTTTCTTTTATTCTCATATATATAAATGTTAACAATGCCTAATCAGAAGAAAATATTCTAATGAAAACTTTGTAATAGAATATTTTCTCTTCATATTTGCATCCAGAAAGCCGTCGGGCTTACATGGAAAGGGCTGTACGACCATTTGCCGTACTTCAATCTCAATCTCTCAGCGACTAAGATAGTACACACTTTCCATTTTCACAAGAATTTGAAAGGGAAATCGGTTAGTGGTGTTTCCGGTTCGCCTCATAAAGAAGATAAATTGCTTAGGGAAATCCCTCGTACCAAACTGCAACACCACATCAGCAGGGAGGTGCGGGGGATTGGTTTTTTTCAAGCGGGACGCGCCGCCAGCGTGGCGATGTTTTTGGTGACGCGAAGATGGGCCTTGTACGCGGCGGCGCCCCGCTCTTAAACAAAAGGAGGAATTATGGAAGAAAAAGTATTTGGTGTAGAAACCAAGATTGAACTTGGGTATTTGAGAAAAGAACGTAAAGAAGAAAATCAGAAGATTTTCAAGGGATTTTTTCATGTGTACAGAATCAACGTTAAAGACGCGGAAGGCAAAGATAAGCTGGAACTGGTGAATGACCTGTCAGAGAAGGAGTACGAAAGAGGAAACGTAGCACAGGTATTCGTTTCACAAGCGCCTGTAAGGACCGGTGTGCTGTGCGTACACATGTTGTACTACAAAGACCATCTGATATACGAAGGTGAGATTCTGCTGAATGGTAATGACGTCAATGGGAAAGCAATTTTGCAAGAAAGACCGAGATACATACTTGCTCATTAAATCATACGGATATGGAAGAACGAATCAAAAAATTCTTGGAAGAAAAGCAGAAGCAGCTGCAGGGCATGCGCTACGGCGAGATGGAAAGCAGATACCTGGACATAAGCCGTGCGGCCGACGCGCTGGAGAACGAGAAGATGACGGCAGAGATGGCGCTGTGCATGCGCCTGATGAGGCTGTACCTGCTGGAAATGGCGGCCACGCTGGAAGAGGGCCTGAAAAGATGGGAGAAGTGAGCCATGGACCGACTGCAACAGATATTCCGCGCCGCCGAGCACCTGACGCTGAGTAAGAACCAGGCCATCATCCTGGTGGGCGGCCGCGGTCGGCTGGAGCGGCTGGAAGCCGAGGGACGCATCCGGAAGGTGAAGCGAACGGGCCGCCAGAACTGCCGCTGGGAGTGCAACGCCGCCGACGTGCTGCGCTACACCGTGGTAGAGGGCGAGGCGCCGCTGCCAAACTACACGGGAGAAATGAAGATAGTAACCATTAACAAGAATGCGATATGAAGACAACGAACATCAACAAGTATTCCGAGCGGATACTGAAAACACTGCTGGTAGTGTCTATGGTGCTGGCCATGTTCTATGCCGGCCGGTGCGACTACAACGAAGAAGTGCTGGTACTGATGAGCCAGAAGACTTACGAAGCCATCTGCACCGAGCTGGGCACCACGGACGAAAGCCGTGTGGTGCGCGAGTATATGTCGAACCGGGAAAAGTGGGAGCAGTATGATAAACAATGGTAAGATGAGGCCACAGCCCGGCGAGACCTTCGAGATAGAAGGAAAGCAGTACAAGGCCGAAGTGAACGACTACTGCCTGACGGAAACCTACTGCCAGGGATGCGTCCTGCTGAACACCGACCTCTGCGAGCGGGTGGACTGCTCCGACGGCATCCGCGTGGTGGAGAAGGAGGAATATCCGGTAAAGGTGTACATCAGCGGGCCAATCAGCGGGCATAACATCCGCAAGCGGGTGAAGGAATTCATGCAGGCCGAGCAATACCTGCGCGACAACGGATACCAGCCCGTGTCGCCATTTGCCAACGGAGTGCCCGCCGACGCCAAGTACGGCGACCACATGCGGGCCGACCTCCGGATGATGCTCGACTGCGACGCCATCTTCATGCTCCGGGGCTGGAGCAGCAGCCGTGGCGCCGTGATAGAGAAGAAGGTGGCCGCCGCCTGCGGACTGGCCATCATATACCAGGAAGCAAACGAAAGGAGGAAAGACCATGGCAAGGACGAAACTGCCGCCGGAGAAGAAGAGGAAGGATGACAGCAGCCGGAACCCCGAGGGCATGGAAGAAGCCATGGCCCGCCACATGAAGAAGGAGCGGCGCGTGTATCCGCTGAAGATCAATGCCACGACGTACATCTACGTGCCCAAGCGGAAGCAGACGCCGGAATACGCCGCCAAGTACCGCGAGAAGACCGGACTGAGTGAATGAGTAAGCTGTAAAGCCGATATAACCCGATTGTTTAACCCCGAATGCCGTGCCGACAGGAGCACGTGGGGAGAGAGCCACCAGGTTTTGATGATTGACAAGTTGTGTTTGCTCCGCCCGGCAGTGGTCCGGGCGGATTTTCACAGCAAGAAGAAAAAACGGGACAAGCGGTCGGTATCCGCCTTCTGGGCGGTGCGAGACTAACAGACTGATAATCAAACGAAGCCCGAAAGGGCGTGGAAATAAGAATAATAAACAAAAACAAGTAATCGTATGAGAAAAGAAAAAAAGATTTTTGCCGAAGAAGTTTCCGGCCGATGTGGCCCGCTTCTTCAACCCACAGAAAAGCGGAACGAATGCCGAATCAACCAATTAGGAATGCCGCTGAGGCTGGGCACACACCAGACGGAAAAGAACCGCGAGCGTAGCTACATTCCCGTATACACCGGGCGCGGCCCTGCCCGCCGCGTGATGAGGCCGGACGGAAAGGTGAAGTATGTAGAGAGGGAAAGGAGATGAGATATGGCTGAAAACAAAAACAACTTCAAGAAGTCCGTCAAAATGCACCTGGCCTGCAGGCCAGACCCGCAGCGGCCCGCATACGGATACATCCAGTTCCAGGACGGATTCGCATACGCCAGCGACGGACACATCGCCGTAAGAAACCGGATAAAAGAAATCTCCGGACTGAACCAAGCCGAGATAGAAGCCCTCGACGGAAAGTTCCTGCAGTCCGAATTCTACCGCGACATGCTGAAGTACGAAGAAATACTGATAGCCGAAGACGGAATCGAATGCAAGAGCGGCGAAGACCGCGTATTCTTCTACTTCTCCACCGTAGAAAATCCAATCGACATCAAGAAGGTGATAGACGAGCACTTGACGATGCCAGAAAGGTCTGTAGAAACCATCAGCTTAAACATGAAATATCTGATGGACCTCAGCAAGGCCATGTACCAATGCGAAAGCTGCACCTTCATCTTCCACGGAGAAGGACGCGGAGTAATGCTGGAGAGCAACGATAAAGATGTAAACAGCGTCGGCCTGATTATGCCGATTATCAATCCATAGTATTAACCCGCCAGAAGGTATGTAGCCACTACCTCGAAGGTAAGTAGCCACTACCCAAGGGCATAAAAAAACAATTATTTATGGCATTTTACAAAAAACAATTCAACGAGAGACTGGGAGTTTATTTCCCCCAGGCCGTCACCGTCGGAAAACCCGTCGAAACCAAAGAAGTAGCCGAAAGGCTGTCACAGATCAGCACCGTCAGCCGGAGCGACGTCGCCGCCGTGCTGGGCGACCTGCCCGCCGTACTGGCCGACCTCATGAAGCAAGGCAAGTCCGTCCGCCTCGACGGTCTGGGCACATTCCGCCTCACGCTGGACACCGTAGGCGTGGAGAACGAGGCCGACTTCGACCTGCAGAAGCAGCTCAAAGCCGTGCGCGTCCAGTTCACCCCCGCCAAGGAAGGCGGCACCACCAAGGGCAGCACAGCCACCCGGAGCCTCGTGCCCGTCGGCATCGAGTGGATAGAGCTGTCGCCGTCAGCCGCCGCCACCGAAGACCCCGGCACCGGAGAAGACGGCGGACAGGAAGAGAGTCCGCTGTAAGCATCAGAAAAAGAGATAACAAAAGAGATTATTAACACAAAAAAAGTATTCAAGAAACGGGAAAAACAACAGTCTGACAAACGTGCATTGCCAAGCAGGTAAGCGTACCGCCATATGCAAACACATATGTTGACATTGCATACTTTCGATACGAAGATTAGACCTGTGCTCTTAAGGAGAGGGCACAGGTAAACGCCTCAGAAGCACACACACGTGCGGCTTCATCACGGGTTCGATTCCCGAAGAGGCACAAACAGTAAAAAACAGAAATATGGGACATGACATCAAGACCATCAAGAAGAAGTTCAAGGAACAAGGCATATTCTACACCGGAAGCAAGCTGGCCGAATACATGAAGACCTTCATTCCCGAAAACGTAACAGAAGTGTACGACCCGACTTGCGGGAATGGTTCACTGCTGTCCGTATTCGCGGACAATGTCCGTAAGTACGGACAAGAATTGGATGAAGATCAGCTGTACGAAGCCAGGATGAGGCTGACCAACTTTTTCGGACAGGCTGGCGACACACTGAAAGCCCCAGCATTCATGAATCACAAGTTCCAGGCCATCGTAGCCAATCCTCCGTTCTCCATCAGATGGGAGCCTCCAACAGAAAGAGACACACGATTCAGCAATGCGCCTACGCTGCCCACAGCCTCAAAAGCTGACTACGCCTTCATGCTGCACATACTCTTCATGCTGGCCGAAGATGGAACGGCAGCCGTGCTCAACTTTCCGGGAGTGCTCTACCGGGGAAACCGCGAAAAACAGCTTCGCGCCTGGATGATAGAAAACAACTGGATAGACAAGGTAGTACACATCGAAGGAGGCTACTTCGAAGACACCAACATCTGTACAGCCATAATCGTATTCAGGAAAAACAGGACAGAAGAAACTGTAGAATTTATAGACCACGAGACAGGACAGAAGAAAACGGTGACGATTGATGAGATAAGAGGAAACGACTACAACCTGAGCGTATCATCCTATATTGAACGCGAGACGGAGATAGAGGAAACAGACCCGATAGAGCTGATGAATCAAATACATCGATTATTCTTTGAAAATCTACGGTTAAAGCTACAGATCGAAAGAATAACAAGCGACATGCATGGATACAACATGGAGCCATTGCTGATTTCGATAGAGAAGCTGGCAAGAACGATGAGAAACGAGTTGAAAAAAGACAAGGATGAAAGACTGGCAGCTGAAAGACAGTTGAAAATGTTTGAAGCATAAGAACTCATACCACATAATATAGGTTTATTTTTCAAGGCGACAGCGGTCTGCGAAGATAGCCCGCCACAATTTGGGATAATTTGTACCATAATATAGTAGCCAACAGCCCGCTGCGAAGCCCGCCGAGGCACCGCCGGAGCATCCCCACACAGGAGGGCTCCCCCGCACGGTTCGAACCCGTGGGCGGAACCAGAAAAACGAAAACCAACCACACCATGACCTACGAAGAACTGAAAGCCCAGTGGGCCCGTCAGAAAGCCCGCCGCCGCCCCGACGACGAAGAGCACCGCCTGCAGTGCGCCTGCGTCCAGTGGTTCCGCCTGCAATACCCGAACCACGCCGGCCTGCTCTACGCCGTGCCCAACGGAGGCCGCCGCAACGCCGCCACCGGTGCCCGCCTCAAGGCCGAAGGCGTGCTGGCCGGAGTGAGCGACCTCAACCTCGACCTGCCCAACCGCTACTACCACGGCCTGCGCATCGAGATGAAGACCTTGCGCGGCCGCCAGCGCGAGACGCAGCGCCAATACCAGCAGGCCGTCGAGGCCGTCGGCTACCGCTACGCCGTCTGCCGCGACTTCGACAGCTTCCGCGGCGTGGTGGAGGAGTATATGAAGGGGATATAGGTTTTCGCCAATATTGTTGAAAACCGGAAAAGAGGGGGCTCACCAAAAATGGTTTAACGAAACAATAAATAAAATTACATTATGGAAGAACTGGTAAAAATCACAGAACAGAACGGACGCCGAGCCGTATCGGCAAGAGAACTTCACGCATTCCTGGAAAGCAAGCAAGAGTTTGCAAACTGGATTAAAAACAGAATTGAGAAGTACGGATTCATTGAAAACCAAGACTTTGAGGTTTTTGATAACTTTATCAAAAACCCCCAAGGAGGACGACCAATGATAGAATACGCCCTCTCCATCGACATGGCCAAAGAACTTTCCATGCTCGAAAACAACGAAAAGGGCAAGCAGGCCCGCCGTTACTTCATCGCCTGCGAAGCCGCCGTCCGTAGCAACCAGCCACAAGTCCCCACCACCTTCCGCGAAGCCCTCCTGCTTGCCGCCGAGCAGCAGCGTCAGATAGAAGAGCAGCAGGCCCGCCTCGAAGCCGAGATGCCGAAAGTCCTTTTTGCCGACGCCGTAAGCACCTCCAAGCGCTCGTGCCTTATAGCCGAGCTGGCCAAGCTGCTCCAGCAGAACGGCGTCAAGATAGGGCAGAACCGTCTGTTCGAGTAGATGAGGAAGCACGGCTACCTCTGCACCCGTGGCGAATACAAGAACCAGCCCACACAGAAGTCCATGGAGATGGGCCTTTTCGAACTGAAGAAGACAACCATCACAAAGCCGGACGGCACCGTCCTCGTGTCGAACACCACCAAGGTCACCGGCCGCGGACAGATATACTTCATCAACAAGTTTCTCAACGATGAGGCTGGCAAAGTAGCCTAATGTTTAAGAGCTATTTAAGAGCTATTTAAGAGCAAATTAAAGACAGAATAGGAAAAAATATGGAAAAATCGCTTGCTGGTTCAAAAATAAAATATACTTTTGTCGCGTTCAACGCCAAAGGACACTTTTTATTAGTTTTGATGCATGGATGTTTTTTAATGTCCACAGCACGGATATTTTCCGAACATACAAGCTGTTCGCATTCCCATGTAGTCTATGTATCGAAACTGATATGTAGTGTTCTTTGGCGAGAACGGGAAGCGGACAGCTTTCCTTTTTTATATACTCAAATTTCATACTACATGCCAAAGAACAATGAAATGAGAGTAGACGCGAACAATAGTACCGTAAACTCTACGTCCGGCCACGACACGGCCACCCGTCATCCTATCCTGTCCATCACCCGCTACGATGCCGACGACCTGATGCAGAACACCCTCCGCCTGGGCGGCGAAGAAGCCCTGGAGCGTCTGGGCCTGCTCGTCCGTCATCCACACGAAGACTTCGCCGCCGAACAGGCCATGCGCAGCCTTCTCAACTATTATGCCAACGTCCGCTACCTGTGTGCCCGTCTGCGTGGTGTCATCCTCCACGCTGAGGCTTCCGGTGCGGGAAAAATAAGGAGGAAAGGAAAATGAAGAAGATAATGTTCAATGACAAATACGGACTTACGAAAGCCGTATTAGAAGGTAGAAAGACGCAGACAAGAAGAATTGCGCATATAACTCAACATCAATTTGAACTTTTAACAGGAGTGCATCCTAAAGCTCCAAAAGAATTAATACAATCAATATTAGATACTACCTCAAGATTTAAGGTTGGAGAGATTGTAGCGGTTGCACAGAGCATGTGCGATGTATATGCCGAATATGACATGAAGTGTTCCGGTAAAGATACTAAAGATTTGATGAAAAAGTTTGGCGGTTCTGCTTGCTTTAACAATAAGATGTTTGTGAAAGCGTCAGAAATGCCACATCAAATACGCATCACAAACGTACGCATACAACGTCTTCAAGACATAAGCTATGAAGATTGCATAAAAGAAGGAATTAGGAAAGATGTTAGATATAGTTTTATAGAGAACGTAAAACAGTCAGACGGAGATAATCTTGCATTTAGTTGTAACTTTAATTCTCCTCGTGAAGCATACGCTGCCTTAATAGAAAAAGTAAGCGGTAAAGGAACTTGGGAAATAAACCCTTATGTTTTCGTTTATGATTTTGAACTGGTAAAGTAACCATGTACGACCGAATCATCCTTAAAGCCACCATCGACACCGCCGACATACCGACCATCGTCCTGCGGAACTACCTCGAAGAATGCACCGAAGGCGACGAAGTGTACTACAAGTCAACCGCCTACGCCAACTTCGACGGCGTCACCATCGAGATACGCGGCAACCGCCTCACCTGCAAGTGCAGCATCTGCAAGCTCTGGAGCAAGCTGCGCACGGGCCGCCTGGACAACAGCAGCCCCATGACCTTCGCCATGGCCTGCCGCACGATAGACGAGCTGCTGCTGAGGCTGTCCGTCCGTAAGGAGAACGCATGGGTGACCTACTACGAAGTGGGCCTCACCATGAAGATGCGCCAGCCCGCCGACGTATATATCCGCCAAGTGGAAGAAGCCGCAGGCCGCCAGCTGTGGAACGATGCCAACTATCCCGAGTTCCGACAGAAGACCAGCGAGAAAAGCAAGTACTTCCGCAAGGTCCTGAAGATATACGACAAGACCTTCGAGGCCGAAGAGAAGGGCCGGCATGTCGATCGGAACATCCTGCGCATAGAGACCGTCTATCGCCATCAGCGCGTGCCGCTCACCGAACTGACCGACCCGCTCTTCATGTCGAAGATAGGACGTATCTTCTACGACGACTGGAGCGGCATGTGCTTCCTGCGTGAGCTGACCGCCGAGAAGGGCGTCAAGCTGTCTCAGCTGGAGCGGGCCCGCGAGATACAGCGTGTCGGCGTGACGCGCTACAAGCAGCGTTACAGGCAGGAGTACCAGGCTGGCCGCCTCACGAAGAAGCAGTGGGAGACTATCCGCTCGTTTGCCAACAACTGGGACGCGGAGAAGCAGAAGTTTACCGAGATAATAGGCCCCCTCGAAGAGGAATTCAAGGACCATCTGCTGCGAAGCTACCAGACAGGGATATTTATGCCCAAGAAGAAAAATATGTAAAGCGTTGAAAATCAACAAATTAAGCCAAAACGCAAAACGCACCATAAGGGGCGAAAATAAAAAGCTGAAAATCAACGTTTTGCGAGAAAAAAGATACGATTTTAACAATTTACGGCAACTTGTCTTATACTGCCCGAAGGGTAGTCCGGTAGGACTTCAAGGGCAGTAAAGAAGAAGAGAGCCAAAAAAAAAGAAAAGGAGAAAAGAACATGAGATGCGAAGCCGAAGGAAAAATCATCAAGGTGCTGGGAAGAAGAAGCGGACCCTTGAAAAACGGGAAAGACTACGAAAGCATGGACCTGCTGCTGGAAGAAGACAACGACATCTACCACTACAAGCTGCGGTTCACCATGACCAGCTTCGACGGTCCCATAGTAGATGCACCGGCTGTAGGTGATAGAGTGAGAGTGAGCTTCACCGTGCAGGCCCGTGAGAGCAAGCCCAGGGAAGGGCAACAGCCCCAGTGGTTCAACAGCGTGAATGCGCATAGAGTGGAGAAGCTGAGATGAAAGTACGATTTGCCTACCTGACAAAGAAGCCTGACGAAGTGAAGAAGGTGCAACGCTGGCTCGACGAATACCACATGACGGTGAACAGAGAAAGCACGGTGCATGTGGATGAGCAGGGGCTACAGGAGCTGAGGATGTTCGAGCAGATGAGGCTGATACAAGTGAGAGAAATAACAACGAAGTAAACAACAACATAAAACTGAGAGATTATGGATGCGAAAACAAAAATCAAGAACTACCTCGACGAAAGAGCCAAGAACGACGAACTGTTTGCAAAGGCCTACGCCAAGCCGAACAAAAGCATAGACGAATGCTACAAGTACATACTGGGCGAGGCGAGAAAGAAAGGCACAGCCGTAGGAATGAGCCACGAAGAAGTATATGGGCTGGCCGTACACTACTACGACGAGGACAATATCAAGATAAATCCTGTGAGCGGTTACGTGCAAGCGTCTGCTTCTGATGACGAAGAAGAGGAAGAAACCAAGGAAGTGAAGCTGACCGCCGAAGAGGAAAAACAGGCCCGTGAAGAAGCCATCCACCGTCTGGCCGAAGAACAATACCAGAAGATGAAGAAAAGGCCACAGCGGGCACGTAGAGAAGAAAACGAGAGTGTACAACAAATGTCATTGTTTTAAGCTATGAAAACAAGGACAAAACTGGAGAAGCGTGTGGTGGCGCTCAGTGAGAAGCTGAAGCCTGTCACCGAAGCCCAGAAGCGATGGGCGAAGAAGAACTGCTTGGACCACAACGCCTACATGGAGGACGGATGGTTGTGGTGCACCGAGTGCGGGAAATACTGGATGGACATAGAAGCCAAGAACGGAGATAAGACCGTATGCCCATACTGCCAGGCAAAGCTGGAGGTGAAGAAGAGCCGGAAAAAGAAGGAGAATGTAGAAACCTACATGACCATCGTCGACCGTGTGGAAGAATTCCAGGTGCTGCGCCATGTGCATGTACAGCGTGTGCGGGCAACATACAACGGAGGAGAAACGTGGTACAGCATGATGGAAGTGTGCCAGCAGTGGCTGAGTGCCGGCAACAAGGAAATTGTTATCGCCAAGCCGATTAACATGAGCGGAACGACGTGGGACTGGAGCCAACCGATGACGTTGAAGGGAATGGGATACGGCATGTATGGGGTGGAAAAATACGACATCAACGGTTACGTATATCCACGTGTCAAGCTGCTGCCACAGCTGGTGCGTAACGGGCTGGGCAAAGACTTCCACGACATTACACCCGCCACGCTGGTAAGGCGTCTGCTCAATAACGACCCGTGGCCGGAGATACTGCTGAAGAACCGTCAGTTCTCTCTGTTGAAGCACTGGTTCGGCTGTCACGGATACATCCGCCACACGTGGGCCATCAAAATCTGCAACCGTAACCACTACATCGTCAAGGACGCCAGCCTGTGGACCGACTACCTCGACCTGCTGGACTACTTCCACCTCGACACACACAACGCCCACTACGTTTGCCCCAAGAACCTGAAAGCCGAGCACGACCGACTGCTGAAACGGAAAGAAAAGCTGGAGGCCGAGAGGCGCCGGCGGATGCTGGAAGAGAAGAAGCTGGAGGACATGGAGAAGATGAAGCGGAACATCCATAAGTTTAACGAACACATCCGGCCATTCCTTGGTATGGAGATACGGGACAGCGACCTGGTCATCCGTCCGTTGGAAAACATCAGCCAGTTCTACGCCGAAGGCAAGGCCATGCACCACTGCGTCTTTGCTAACGAATACTACGCCCGTCCCGGTTGCCTGATACTTTCGGCCCGTGTAGGAGGAGAGCGGATGGAGACGCTGGAGGTGTCGCTGGACACGTTCGAAATCATTCAGAGCCGGGCCGTGTGCAACGGAACATCCAAGCATCACGACCGTATCATCCGGCTGATGAAGGATAATATGTGGCAGATAAGAAAACGAATAGCATAACAAAAACAAAGAATATTATGAGAACAACAAAAGTAGATATGATAGAGCGTTTCCGAATGTACGGACAAATTTATTGCCTGCTTGACGAAGCATTTGATGGAGACGACACAATGGATTACGTTAAGATTACAGCGTCGGAAATCAAAGAAATGCTGGAGGATGAAGAAGTAAACTTGGTAATGGACTTCGAAGGAGAAGTAGGAGAATTGTATGAAATCAGCTTCGAGAATGAAATGATGATGGTTTGGTACTTAAGTGATGAAGGATGCATGGGATGGCAGATAATTCAATATAACATAAAAACAATCAGTAAAATAAAAAACATCATTGAAAGGTACATCAAAGCAATGAAGGAGGCAGAAGAATGATGGGAAAAATGACAAAAGACTTTATGCGTATAGCAATAGTTGTATATCTGGTATTTGCATTTGTTGATATGGATTTAGGTTGGGTAAGTGCAGCAACAGGGTTAGCAAGACTTGCTTATGCATTTATAGTGATTATGTTTTTTATGATTGCACAAGCTGGAGGGGAAAAATGAAAGGACCACGAGTAACCGTCCGCCTGGACGAACGAACAAGGATGCTGCTCACGGAGCTTTCGGAGATGACCGGTACGACCGTGTCGGTCATCATCCGGGGCATCGTGAAGCAGCGAGTAGAAAGCCTGCTCGACAAGGCAGGAAACTGGAAGATTAAACCCCATGAAGACAGAACCGACAACCAATGAGAAAGTGCTGGAAGTGATAGCACGGAACTACGACCAGCTCTACTGGCGATGCTACGACACCGTCCCCGCCTACAACAGGACCGACTTCGAAGACATCTTCGGAGACTGCATCCTGTTCATGTCGCGGGACGAGCGTGCCGTAGGATTGACATCAGAGCAAGACATCATCGAGCTGTTCGTCTATCGCTTCCGCATGATCGAATTCGGTTGGGCGCACTGGAAGCAGGGACTGAAGGAAGTAAACATCGAACAATTCATAAAAAGTATTGATTATGCCAACTATATACAAGCCCAAAGGAAAGAAGACGAGCGTGAATAGCTACATGGAAGAAGAGCGGAAAAAGATATACCGGAGCGAGCGGTGGAAGCGCCTCAGAGCGTTGAAGTTTGCCAACAACCCGCTGTGCGAGCTGTGCCAGAAAGAAGGCCGTACCACGCCGGCCGAAGACATACACCACATCGTATCCTTCATGACCGCCACAGACCCCGGAACACGCTACCAGCTGGCCTACGACTACGACAACCTGATGAGCCTGTGCAAGCAGTGCCACCAGCGCCAGCACAACGGAGAGCCACACGCTGTCGGACGGAAGGCACCTTGACCGATAAAAAGCCTGAAGGGGATAGGGGGGTGATATTTTACGGCCGACCTGCCGGAAACCTCGCCCAACCCTGCTTCACACGCGAGGCAAAATTTGGATTTTTTGGATACTTTGGTGAAAACTGATTTTTTTGGTGACATGGAAACAGACTGGAAGAAATTGAGTAAGGCACGTTTTTTTAACCCAAAGAAGGAAGAGAAGAACGTCAAGAAGGCCGACGAGCGTACAGGTTCACGCCGTCGGTCTGCGGCATGTTTGGAGCTGAGCAACCGATACCTGTACCGGCGCGCGTACAGCGAAACCCAGCTGCTCGACGTAGTGGACTTCGACTACAAGCCAGGCCACTCCTACCACTTCATCACCGCGGGCGACGTGGACAGCCTTTCCTTCCTGAAGACCGTGCTCCGACAGCAGAACCTCGACTACCTGCTGTTCTCCACCTGGTGCATGGCCGCCGAAGACATCCTGCAGATAGACACCTGGATGGAAGAAGGACGCATCAAGAAGCTGGACGCCTACGTCGGCGAGATATTCCCAAACACCTACCGAGTGGAATACCAGATGATGCTCGACCTCTTCGCACGCCGTCAGTGCGGCCGGATAGCCGTGTTCCGAAACCACAGCAAAATCTACGCAGGATATGGCGACAAGTTCCCGTTCGCCATCGAGAGCAGCGCCAACATCAACACCAACCCGAGGACCGAGAACAGCTGCATCACAATCGACCAAGGCCTGTACGAATTCTACCGCGAATATTTCGACGGAATTAAGAGTTTTGAAGAATGAAGAAGAGCGACGACATCAAGAAGAGCATCATCGACATGGTACGGCGGCTGAACCCCACGAAGAGCGCCGTATGCAAGAAGCACGGCATCACCTGGCAGACGCTGAAGAACTGGATGCAGGAAGACCCCGCATTTGCCGACGAATACCGTCAGGCCGTGAAAGACTACCTGCAGGACATAAACGTGTCCGCACGAAAGTCGCTGTCCAAGCTGGTGAAAGGCTACAACTACAACGAAGAAAAAACAATATACGGTCCGGGACCCGAAGGAGAACCCGTCATCCTCCAGAAAACCATCATCAAGAAGCACGTGCCGCCAAACGCAATGGCAGTGACCTATGCGCTGACCAACCTCGACCCTGAAAACTTTGAATAAGAGGTAGTCAATACATACCTGACAGGTCCTCAATACATACATTGAAGGTCCTCAATACATACCTAAAACCAAGATATCACATGAAAATAGACTTCAAGAAAGAACCGGGCATCTGCGATGAGGCCAAAGCCTTCATCAATGCCGTATATAAGAAACTCACGGAGATACACGCCGTGGAAGACGTGGACGCAGGAGCCCTGCGCATGCTCATGGTGTCCTACGACATGTACGTAAAAGCCTCGCGCGAACTCATAGAAAAAGGCCCAATCATCTACGACAAGCGAGGACGTGGAAAAGTAAACCCCGCCGCATCACTCACCAAAAACTACTACGCCCAGGTAGTCACCTTCATGAAAGAGTACGGCCTGACAATCAAGTCGCGCGAACGCATCAAAGCCATGACACCCGAAGTGGACGAAACAAACGAAATCATGCAATTCTTTAAGCAGCAGGACTAAGTTATGGAAGTATGGGACCAATATTGCCACGACGTAGAGAGCGGCCAGCAGCTGGCCTGCAAGTACGTGAAACAAGCCGTCAGCCGTTATCAGGCGATGAGGCTCGACGACAGGTTCGTGTTCAAACCCAAGAAAGTGACACACGTCATCCGCTTCTTCAGCATCCTGAAGCACTTCACAGGAAAGCACGCCGGAAAATCATTCGAGCTGCAACCGTGGCAGCAGTTTATCATAGCCGCCGTCTATGGCTTCTACTGGAAGGAGACCGGCGAACGCGTCGTCACATCCGTTTACATCGAGATGGCCCGTAAGCAAGGAAAGACAGCACTTGCAGCCGGCCTATGTCTGTACCACCTCATAGCCGACGGAGAAGCAGCCGCCGAAGTATATCTGGCCGCTAACAGCCGCGACCAGGCAAAGATAGCCTACGACATGTGCAAGAGCTTCTGCAAAACCATCGACAGGAAAGAACAGCTGTTGCGCGTGTTCCGCGACAAAATCACCTTCGAGAAAACACTGAGCACCCTGAAGGTGCTGGCAGCCGACGCCGCCAAGCTGGACGGGCCGAACCCTTCCATGTTCCTGCTGGACGAATACCACGCCGCCAAAAACAACAAGCTGAAAAACGTACTCCAGTCCGGACAAGGCATGCGCGAAAACCCCATGCAAGTCATCATCACCACCGCGGGATTCGACAAGCTGGGCCCCTGCTACGAGATGCGGACCGTCTGCACCGAAGTGCTGGGAGGCATCAAAGAAGACTACTCACTCTTCACAATCATCTACACGCTGGACGAAGGCGACAACTGGAAAGATCCGTCGGTGTGGGCAAAGTCAAACCCAAACCTATACGTCACCGTAATGCCTAAGTTTATCCAGGACCAGGTGACACAGGCCGTCAACTCCCCGTCAGAAGAAGTAGGCGTCAAGACAAAGACCATCAACGTGTGGTGCGACGCCGAGGAAGTCTGGATATCGGACGACTACGTCATCGCCGCAACCAAGAAAATCAGTCTGGACGACTTCAAGGGAATGGACTGCTACATGGGCGTGGACCTTTCCAGCACCAGCGACTTGACAGCTATATCCTTCATGATACCCACGCCGGAGAAGCTCCACTGGATAAACCGATACTTTCTGCCAGAAGCCGCGTTGACCGAAAAGCGTTTCAAGGAGCTGTACAGCCGCTGGCGAAGAGAGAAGAACATCACCATCACGCCTGGCAACGTAACCGACTACGACTACATCCTGAACGCCATCCTCGACGCGGCCCAGGTAGTCAACATCTGCAAGATAGCCTACGACAGCTGGAATGCAACCCAGTTCACCATCAACGCCACAGAACGCGGCCTGCCCATGGAGCCATACAGCCAGGCCATCGGAAACTTCAACCGACCCACCAAGGAAATGGAACGCCTCATGCTGAGCGGGCAGGCCGTCATCGACAACAACATCATCAACCGACACTGCTTCCGCAACGTCGTTATGGCCCGCGACCGTAACGGAAACGTCAAGCCCACCAAACAATTCGAAGAAAAGAAGATAGACGGCGTCATCGCCATGCTCGAAGCACTGGGCGTCTATCTGAACTCACCGCACTACGGAGAATTCTATTGATGAGGCCGTGTCCGACACTTCACGCCTTGTTCGGAAAAAACAAGACCGATGAAGTTATTTGGATTCGAATTCAGAAAAGCCTCCAAGAAGGAAATATCAAACATACCGGCATGGAACTACTCAGGCGGTGCAGTCAACCTATACAGCCGGAGCAAACCCATGCTGCTGTCCACCGTGTACCGATGCGTGGACCTGATATCCTCCTCCGTAGCAGTCCTTCCACTGAAAACCTACCGCATTGACAATGAAGGATTCAAGGCTGAGGCCAAGGACCATCCATGCTTCCAGCTGCTGGACATGGAGCCAAACGAGAACATGACCCGCTACACCTTCTTCAAGACACTCATGGCCAGCGTCCTGCTGACCGGAAACGGCTATGCCTACATCGAGCGGGACAGCAAACTGAACGTCGTGCAGCTGGTATATATCCCGTCATCCGCCGTCACCATCGAATTCATTACCGACCGCTACGGAATTTCGCGCAAACGCTATCGCGTCACAGGCTTCCGGGACCTCGTAGAGCCGAAAGACATGGTGCACGTGCTGAACTTCAGCTACGACGGCATCATCGGCGTATCGACACTGGCACATGCACGCCAGACGCTGGGAATCGCTACCGACTGCGAAGAATACGCGGCCGGATTCTTCAAGTCCGGAGGAGCCGTCAGCGGAATCCTGACCGTAGAAGGAAGCGGAGCCAACAGCAAGGAGAAGAAAGACGCCATTTACGAGCAATGGCAGAAACGAATGGAAGCCTACCGTGGCGGCATCGCCGTGCTGGAGGGAAACATGAAGTATCAGCCCATCAGCATACCGCCAGCCGACAGCCAGATGCTGGAGACACGCCAGTTCAACGTCGTGGACATCTGCCGCTTCTTCTCCGTGTCGCCCGTCAAAGCCTTCGACCTGAGCAAATCAAGCTACAGCACCGTAGAAGCCACCCAGCTGCAATACCTTTCGGATACCGTGCTCGACGCCATCACCAAGATAGAGCAGGAAATCAACCGGAAAGTATTCCTGCCGTCCGAGCGTGGCACACTGGAAGCCAGCTTCGACACCAGCGTCATCCTGCGTGCCGACAAGAATGCACAGGCCAACTACCTGAAGACCATGTACAACGTGTCCGCCATCACCCCCAACGAGATACGCCGCGAGGCAGGTTTCAGCCGCCTGGAAGGAGGCGACAACGCCTTCGTGCCGGTCAACATGCAGACCATGAGCAATGCAATAAAAGAAATTGTGCCGGAACCAGGAAAAGTGTCCGACACTTCAACACTTGAACACAAAACCGAAGAAGAATCATGAGTGACGAAAAAAGAGAAATCAGAAACACGGCCTACAACGTACAGGTGACAGGCGAAAACGAAGAGAAGCGGACCGTAGAAGGTTACGCGCTGCTGTTCGACACGCCGTCGGACGGACTGAGTTTCGAAGAAGTCATCGAGCGTGGAGCCTTGGACGGAGTGATACAGCAGAGCGATGTATTCTGCCTGCTCAACCACGACCAGCGGCGCGGCATTCTGGCCCGTAGCAAGAAAGGACAAGGTTCGCTGATGCTTTCAGTGGACGAAAAAGGATTGAAGTACCGTTTCGAAGCCCCCAAGACACCGCTGGGCGACGAACTGCTGGAGAACCTGCGGCGCGGAGAAATCGCCGAAAGTTCCTTCTGCTTCGATGTGGAGAAAGACACCTGGGAGAAGAAGAAGGACGGTACCTGGAAACGGACCGTACAGAAAATCGGAATGCTCTACGACGTGTCGCCGGTCTATAATGCCGCATACAGCAAGACCAGCGTATACACCCGTGGACGCGAAGAAGCCGAAAAGCAAGAGAAGGAGCTGCTCGACAGCTACTACCGTAATATAGAAAATTCGTTTAACTTTTAATTTTTAGTGTATGGCGAAAGAAAAATCCATTACCGAATTGAAGGACGAGAAGAAGCAGCTTCGCACTCGTTCGCAAGAGATCATCGACGCTGTCAAGAAAGAGCAGCGTATGTTTAGTGACGACGAAAAGAAAGAACTGGGAGCCAACCAGGCACGTATGGCCGAAATCGACCTCGAAATCGAGGAGCGTGAATCGGACAACCGGAAGCAGGGTAAACAGGCCGGAAAGCAGAACAAGCGCTTTTCGCTGCGCCGCGCATTGCTCAACCTGGCCAACGGCCGTGAGCAGGACGACGCGGAAGCATCTGTCATCACATCGGCCACAGAACTGCATTCCCGTTCCGGCATGCAGGCCGAAAGCGATGCACGAAGCATCATCATCCCCGTGGAGATGGAAAAGCGTGCCGCATTCACAGCAGCCACCGAAGCCGCTACAGGTGTAATCATCGACGAAGACCAGATGGAGATGCTGCTTCCGTTGCAGCCGGCATTGGTTTTGTCGAGAGCCGGAGCACGCATGATGACCGGTCTGACAGGTAACATCTACTGGCCGAAGTTCAGCGGTGCCAACGTTTTCTGGGAAAACGAAAACGCAGACGCTAAAGACAGTGCAGGTACCTTCAGCAAGGGAGACGTATTTAAGCCTACCCGACTGACGGCATACGTGGACATCAGCAAGCAGCTGCTCATTCAGGAAAACCAGTCTGTTGAGGCTTACGTCCGTCAGGCAATCGCGACGGCCATTGCCCAGAAACTGGAAGCAACCGCATTCAGCAAGGACGCAGCATCAGCACCGACACCGGGAGGTATGTTTGCCACGCTGGATTCAACTATCAAGGGAGAGATGAGCTGGGCACAGATTGTAGCAATGGAAACAAACACCGACGTGCAGAACGCATTGTTCGGAAACCTGGCATACATCATGCACCCAGCTTTGATCGGAAAGGCAAAGACAAAGGTGAAAGACGCAAGCGGCGCTGGCGGTTTCATCTTCACCGGAAACGGAGACGGACAGCTGAACGGATACCGTGCTTTCCGTACCAACAACATCCCGAAGGAAATCGGTGACAGTTCGGACGAATACGGTATCGTCTTCGGTAACTGGGCAGACTACTTCCTGGGCCAGTGGGGCGGTATCGAAATGCTGGTTGATCCCTATACACAGGCATTGAAGGGAACGGTTCGCCTGATTGTGAACTCATACTGGAATATGGGATTCATCCGCAAGGAATCCTTCACCATTGCATCGCTGAAGTAACCATGTACGTAGACATCGAACTGGCCAAGAAACATCTGAACGTGGAAACAGAATTCACGGACGATGACAGCTACATCAGTCAGCTGATTGATGTAGCTGAGGCCGTCGTGTCTAAGGACCTGTGCAAGGAGCTGAAGGAGCTGGAAGACGAAAACCACGAGATACCGTCGCCAATCAAGCAGTGCATCCTGCTCATGATAGGCCATGCTTATGAGAACAGAGAGCCGGTAGCGTTTGTACAGGCATACGAAGTGCCGCTGGCCTACCGGCATATCATTGACTTGTACAAAGAGCCGCAATTATGAGAGCAGGACTGATGCGAGATGTGCTGGTATTCGAAGCGCCGGTGGAAGAGACAACCGCTTCGGGAGCACGTAAGAAGACCTATAGTGTAGTGTTCCAATGCCGGGCACAGCGCAAGAACCAGAAGACGGTAGGAGGCGACGAACAGGCAAAGGAACTGTTTTTGGGGCAGATGGTGACATTCGTCACACGGAAATACCCGAAGATAACCTACAACTGCCGCGTGCGTTGGATGGACTGCCTGTGGGAAATCAAGCTCATAGAGCCGATGAAAGATGAAATCACGTTAACGCTGAAGAAGATAGACCAATGATTGCAGTAAAAGCAGAAGATATGGAAAAGCAGGTTCGGTACCTCGTGCAGAACCTGGACAACTTCGAGCACGACAAAGCATTGAAAGCAGGTCTGCGGAAAGGTGTAAACGTGTTTCGTGTAAAAGGTAAAAGCAACCTGCGTACAAGGCTCATGGGACACGGACGACAGACGGGACACCTGATGAATTCGTTCACCACACGCGTAAAGCGGAACAAGGCCGGAGCCTTGGCCGGATTTGACCGTCCGGGCGGAAACCATGCACACCTGGTAGACCTTGGTACCACAAAAAGAAAAACGGACAAGGGAAAAAACAGAGGTGTAATGCCGGCAAACCGATTCTGGAGCGATGCACTGAAGAGCGAAGAAGGAAAAGCCATGAATGCCGTCTATGAAGGAGTGAAACAAGCAGTTGAGCGACTGAACGAAAGGAGGAACGCATGAACATATTCACCGTGACAAACGACGTGAGGGAGATACTTCTCCGGTCAGAAGAGCTGAAAAGCCTGATTGGCGACAAGATATTTCCCATTGTGGCACCCGAGAACACAGACGGAGACTTCATCTGTTACCAGCGCGACCGCTACAAGCAGGAACGATGCAAGATGGGAAACGTCCGAGACAACCCTTCAGTATATGTCAGCTGCGTATCCGAAGACTACGACCGTAGCCAGCAGATGGCCTCACTGGTCCGCGACGTGCTCGAAGGGGAGTACGAAGACATGAGCATCGAGCTGGAAGAATGCGCAGAAGACTTCGACAGCGACAAGTACATACAAATCATGTTATTTTCAATTTACAACTAAAATTTATCACTATGGCAGTAACAGGAGGAAATTTGGATTCAAGAAGGGACATCTACAGAGGGCAGTTGTTTCTGTTCTTGGATGATCTTCCAGTAGCATTCGCAAAAACAGCTACCTTGGAAGTTACAACAGAAGAAGTGGACATCACAAACAAGATGATGGGGGACTGGGCCGGAAGCCTTCCGGGCCGAAAGAGCTATACGATTAGCTCAGAATCTTTGATAACAAGAAAAGAACTTGCAGAACCGGCAGAAGCCACCGGAGCCGACAAGTTGGAGATGAGTTTCGACCGCTTGCTGAAAGCCCAGATTGACGGAAGAACATTGTCTTTCAAAATGGGGCAGGCAAAAGCGGAAGACAAAGACAACTTCGGAGGAACATTCAAACTCGATACGACGGCAATCAACTACACCGGCGAAGTGATGATTACCTCACTTTCCGTAACGTCCGAATCAGGAAACATCGCTACGCTGTCCGCGTCATTCAAAGGAATCGGCGGTTTGAGCCAAGTGGATGCACCTCCGTCAGGACAAATGGATCTCGGAGGTATGTAGCCACTACCTCGCAAGTATGTAGCCACTACCTCGCAGGTATGTAGCCACTACCTCAGACAAAAGTACGACACTAAATTTTAACCCGAAAACAAGGCGGTCAGCAGATGGCCGCCTTTTTTGATAACATGAAACTGACCATCAAAGCAATCATCCGTTGGGAGCAGCTGCGCGACAAGTCCTTCTCCGAAATGGACTACAGCGACCCGGAAGACGTGGACACCATGCTCTACACCATGAACGTCGCCGATGAGGCCACCACCTACGACGTGTTCCGCCGTACACTCAAAAACAAGAAGCTGTACGCCGACATGGCCAAGCAGTTGAGCCGAGAACTGGCCGTCATGGCCCAATACGTAAAGCACAGCGGAGAGAAGACAGCCGGAAAGCCCGAACGCATCGAAAAGATAGTGGCCTACCTCGTGATGAAAGGCCTGTCAGCCGACTACGCCATGGAGAAGATGAGCGTGGCCGACCTGAACACCTACCTCGAAGAGACGGCCAAACTGACAAAAGAGCGGCTGGAGTACGAAAGATACTGGACCTACTGGCAAGTCGCGCCGCATTGCACGAAAGACTGCCTGAAAGACGGCCCAGTGTCCATCGTCCGCTTCCCATGGGAAAGAGAAGAACAGGAAGAAATCACCCAAGACGACATACAGATGTTCGAAACATTCATGAGCAAAGGAAAAGACCTATTTAAAAACTAACGACTATGGCAGGAAAACTATCATTCAGCATCGCAATCAACCTCGTTACGGAAAACTTCCGTAAGGGAACCAACCAGGTAAAGTCAGCATTCCGATCAATGCAGGCCCAGATACTGGCATTTTCGGCCGCGGTAGGCGTGGGCGGCATCGGCCTGAGTAACCTTGTATCCCGCTTCATCGAAGTGGCCCGCGAGACAGGACGAGCACAGACCGCCCTAAAGAACGTATCCGGAAGCATGACCCAGTACGCCGACAACCAGGCATACCTGATACAGATGTCGAAGAAGTACGGTCTCGAAATAAATGCGCTGACCAACAACTACGCCAAGTTCACCGCATCCGCCTCCGTATCCGGCATGGCCATGGCCGACCAGCGGAAAATCTTCGAAAGCATGAGCCGGGCCGTTTCCGCCTTCGGCCTGAGTTCCGAAGACAGCAACCGTGCGTTTATGGCCCTTTCGCAGATGATGAGCAAAGGCAAAATCAGTTCCGAAGAGTTGAGGCAGCAGTTGGGCGAGCAGATACCCATCGCCATGCAGGCCATGGCCAAAGCAGCCGGAACCACCGTCGCAGGTCTGGACGACCTGCTGAAGCAAGGCAAGCTGATGAGCGCCGACGTACTGCCAAAATTTGCCGACGCGCTGAATGAAATGATACCGAACGTCAGCACAGACAACCTCGAGACATCCATCAACCGCCTGAAGAACACGTTTACCGAGCTGACAAACAGCCTGGACATTCAGGGGAAATACAAGGGGCTGGTAGATTGGTTCAATGGATTAATTTCCGGAATAGAAGACAAATTGACAGGTCTGGCAACATTTGTAGGAGGTATATTGGGAGTAAAGATGCTGAAAAGCCTTTACTCGTATTACAATAAGTTTTCAGATGTAATAGACCGGACGGTAAAGAAAGCCGAAATAGCAGAAACACAAAAACAAGATGCGGCAAAGAAACGAGCGGATGCACAGATGGTTTATGAAGAGGCTCTTTCAAAATATCAAAAGGCAAAAGACGAAGAACGCCTCAGATCATTAAGAGAGCTACAAAATGCAGAAAAAGCGCTTAACCGTGCAGAACTGGCCGAAAAGGAAGCAATCGATGCGGCAAAAGTAGCTTCGGAACAGGCAGCAGCCGTACAGACTACCAATATATGGAGAAAATCTGTAAAAACAATAAAACTTGCATTAGCAAGCATTTGGGTGTCATTAAAACCATTTTTACTGACTGGATTAATAACAGGTGTATCAGCATTGATAGGATATTTTGTAAACCTGAGAAAAGAAGCCCAGAGAGTTAAAAACTTACTTCCCGATTATCAGAAGGAAATGGACAAGGTGGCCAACACCGAAGACGTATCCAAGATGCAGAAGCTGCTCGAAATAGTAAACGACCGTAAGAGAAGCCAGGAAGAGATAAACGCAGCCCAGCAGGAACTGCAGAAGATGATTGGAGGAGAAAAACTTACACAGGACGAACTGAACAAAAAGGTAAAGGAACGAATCGAACTGTTGAAGCAGCAGGCAAGGGCACAACTGGCAGCATCTACCGTCGCGAAAACAGAAGAACGGCAGAGAAAACTGGTTCAAAAATCAGGAATAACAGAGGCCGAATTGGGAGAAGTAGTAAAGCTGTGGAAACAAAAAAACAAGTTTGGAGGAAACGAAAAACTGGCATTGTTGCTTGACGACCTGTCAGGAGGTGGATTGATAAAGAGAAGCCGTATTACAGGAGTATTGGACGAATACATCCAGAACCAGCGTGTCCTGAACCAAGCAACCGATGACCTTGCAAAATCACAAGCAGAAGCTGCCAAGCTGGTAACTACAACCACCACAGGAACCACCACAGGTGCCGGGACCGGCGAACAGACCGAACTACAGAAGCAGCAGGAAAGCTACGCCAAAGCCCTGCGCGAGCTGGAAGCCAAGCGGAAAGTGGAAGGAATGACCGTGGACGAATACAACAAGCAGCTGGCAAGCATCACAGGCAATGCACTGGTAGGCGCCCTGTCATCCACCGACACAGCCGTATCAGAAAGCGGATGGGCCAAGCAGCTGGCCGAGCAATACCGGAAAGCCATGATTGACATCACAGCATCCACCGCCAACCAGCTGATCGACGAAATGCAGCAGGCAATCGGATCAGAAGACATCCGTGCTGAGGCTACACCCATACTCCGTCAGCGTGATACCACCTTCGACTACAAGAAGACAGAGCTGGAGAAGCTAACCGAAGAGCTGGATATCTGGAAAGAATTAAAAAATAAATTATATGAAGAATTACAAGATGGAGCAGTAAGAGGAGCTGATGTGATTCAGAAAGAGCTGAATAATGCTATTGAGAACGTATCATCCCTGGAAGACGCCATCAAGATAGCCGAAGTACAGCAAGACATCCAAGACCTGAAGAAGCAGCTCAACGAAAACCTGTACGACGGAATCAAGAACATCGCATCATCATCCGACCGTATGGTAAGCGCGTTCGAAAGCCTGCGCGACGTGCTGAACGACGTAGACGCAACAGGATGGGAAAAAATAATGGCCGTATGGAACGCCATCATCAACACTGTAGATGGAGTAGGTAGCATTATCAATACCATAGACAACATATCAGCCATATCCGCCAAGCTGGCCGGAGCAGAACAAAGTTCAAAGGACATCGTGGCCGGAAAAGTGGCCGAAGTGGCGGCAAACCAGGTAGCAACCGAAGTAGAAATAGCAGGAGCCAAGAGAAAAACAGAAGCAGCCGTGACCGAAATGGCAGCAAAAAGCACAGCAGCCTATGCCGCAATACCGTTTGCCGGTGCCGGACTGGCCGCTGCACAGATAGCCGCCATGACAGCCATGATACAAGCAGCAAAAAACGCAATACCCGGATTCCGCGACGGCGGTATCGTAGTAGGCCCTGCGGCAGGAGACCGTGTGCTGGCCCGGATGAACGGAGGCGAAATGGTACTCACAACCGCCCAGCAGTCCCGCCTGTTCCGTATGCTGGACGAAGGAGGACCGGTAGGACGCGTCGGTAACCTGACATCGAGCGTCACAACCAAAGTGCGGGCAAAAGACCTGATACTGACCATTAACAACGAACTGAAATCACAAGGAAAGAAAACAATATCATGAGTTACGGACTGTTGTACAAAATACCTTTCGCCACGCAGAAGAATCGTGCCTGCGTGGTAGAGATTGAGAAAGAAAACTATGAAGGAGTGTGGGAAGAGCTGACAGCCGCCGGCACACCTTTCACCGTGGACATCGACGACGAAGAATTCCTGTACACCCCGTTGCGATTCTCAACCGCCAAACTGAACGTAGTAGGGAAAGACTACCTGCAGGCATTGTTCTCCACCCAGTACCGCCAGCATCGCGTCACGCTGACCGTGGACGGCGTAGTGACATGGTGCGGTTATATCAAGCCGGAAGTCTATACACAGGACTACACCAGTGAAACATTCGAGCTGGAGCTGGAGTGCATGTCTGCAATGTCCGTACTCGAATACATCGACTACACCATCCAGGGCGAGGAAAAGCAGTTCGTGTCACTATGGAGCCTGTTGAAGCGTTGCGTTGAGGCTTCGCGAGGAAGATATACAGCAGTAAACGTGCCTTTCGTTTATGGAATGACCAAAGAAAACTATCAGGCCGGAGAAAACGTCCTGGACCGGATGATGGTGAGCGAACAGAACTTCTTCGACGAAGACGACCAGCCCATGAAGCTGAAAGAAGTGCTGGAAGAAGTGTGCAAGTTCTTGGGATGGACCTGTACGGACTGGAGGGGAGAGCTATGGTTTGTCGACATGGATCATCAGGGAACCTATCACAAGTACGACCAGACACTGACAACCAAGCAGGACAACACCTTCAACGAACTGACCGTACAAGAAGTAGGTTTCAGAGGTTCGGACCATTCGCTCGACATCCTTCCGGGATACAACAAGGTAATAGTGAGATGCAGTAACTATCCGTTAGGAGAGATAGGAAGCATGTCAATAGATTTGAAAGACCTGAACGTATTGGCTTATCCAAACACAACAGAAGTTGGTAATGACGTGTCAAAACGTTTGTTGATAGACCCTACAAAAATGGGAAGAAACTTAAAGACAATAGCTTACAAGTATGAATCAGGACTAAAGAAGATAACAGACTATTCGCCATACAAGAGCGGGCCGCTTGATGGAGACAGTAACAGAGCAGATGCGTTGTATGGAGCATTGCCGGTAAGATATTGTCTGTACACTATGGAAGAAGAAGGAGGACTGTGGAAACCGTCCATAACAAGCTACAGCTACACGGATGCGTTGCGAATAAATGATGATTTGGAGATGAAGGCAAACGATGAAGCAATAGCATCCATCCGTTTCAGCGACATACTGTACCCGATGGGAGCCATCTGCATAAATGCAACATTGTGCATGTTTCAAGGAGGAATACTGGATTTCCTGAACCTGAAGGAAACGCCGGACGGAAAGATGTCATTGCGTTATTCACTCCGGATAGGTTCAAACTATTATAACCTGTCGGAACACAAGTGGCAGGATGCTAAAGTAATCAATGAAGTGGAGACAGACGAGTATTCGGACGGTTGGTACAGAATCAAGGACGAAAAGACACTGCAAATGCCATACGAAGGAGCATCAGGCCATATCGTAGAAGTAACGTCAGAAAGAAGAGGAGAGCTGGAAATATTGATATACACTCCGAAAGGACAGATACGAAGTTTTGGAATGAAAGATTTCAAAATAGAATTTATATCAATGGAGGGAAATGATAAAGACAACAGCGAAGATAGGACTTACGAAAATGTACTGAACGCAGCATACATCAACGAACTGGACGAAATAGAGTTGAAAATAAGCTCATACAACGAAGATGGGGCATGCTACAGCAAGATAGTGATAGACGATGCCTACCTGAAAGATAACTTGTACAACGCAATACTGGACAAACAGATGAGGCCAGAAAACATGCTCATCAGCCGTATCATCAGCCACTACAGCACAACCCGTATGAAATTAACCGAAATCATCAATGAAAGCCCGTCACTCACGCCCATAACAAGAATGTCCGACAACTTTCTCCTTGGCAAGAAATTTATGAATGCAGGAGGAAGCATTGACTTCCGTAATGACCAATTCAGCTTTACGATGATCGAGATATGAAAGAAGTACAGGTAACATCACGCACCACACCGGCCAAGCCACGTTCTGGAAATTATCCGGTAGGAACCGTCATTCAGAAGACAGGCGGAACAACCGTTGTACAGGGAGGAGAAGGCGGACAGGGAATCGACATCGTGAAGACAGGAGAAACAACATCCTTCACCGACGAAAACGTACTTTCATCCAAGCGATCACAAGAAGAATTCATCAGCCGGAAGAACGACAGCGACGTGAACGCCGTCGTAAACTTCCTGAAAGGACTGAAAATAAACGGAAAGCCGTTCAACGAACTGCTGACAGCCGGTGCCGCCGTGGAAGGTGTAAAAGATGAGGCTTTGATGAGCGCGGCCCGCGTGCTGAAGGAAATCATGGACCGAGCACTGAGCAAGACCAAGAAAGACCAGACGGAATTCCTTGTGAAGTTCCTGGGAGGAGCCATATTCAAGACATTGACAAAATTCGGGGACTTCGTAACGGGAGTATCTGGAGGAATAATACAAGATAATGGAGAAGCCGAACTGGAATCGCTACTGCTACGTGGAGACCTGAAAGTGAATGCCATCCGCTACAACTACATGACCTACTTTATGGGTTACAACCTCATCACGCCAGGAGGAGGGTTGAAGATAAAGGAATTCACAGACAACGGGGATGGTACATGGACCGTAACGCCAGACCTTGAAGAAGGAATGCCCTGCGGCCAGTACGTCGATGACATCCTGCTGGGTTACTGGTACGACAAAAACGAGCAGACAGGAGACTTTGCAGGATTCAGAAAAATGCAGTTCCGTGTCATGTCAGTTGACTATGACACAAAAACATTTATCATAGCACCAAGGCCGGGAAGCAACTCAGTACCTTACAAGCAGATGAAGCTGGGGCAGACAGGTAACATCAGTAATACAGAGAGACAGACGTACATGATACTGGATGTGCGAGATGGTAACAACTGCATCACATTCTACGACAATGCCAATACATGGGACCCGGAGCCAGCACAGATAAAATCATGGTTTGGAAAGAAGAAGGGAATGACAGTAGCTGGAATCAACTGCGACAATTATTCCGCCGTTCTTCAAAACATTCTGATGACTGGACTTATCTTCCAGATAGACGAGATAACGGGCGACGCGGTGCGTGTACCTATCGACAAGGGGTCTTGGAGCAAAGGAAAATATGCCTACTACAATCGTGTGTCTCACAATGGTGCGCTGTGGCTTTGCGTCGCAACGGAAGGCACAGAGGAAGAGCCGGGTACAGGCATAGCGTGGCTGAAACAAGTATCTGAAGGAGCCAAGGGAGATCCAGGACTTTCAGTCGTAGGAGGAGGACACTGGGAGTCGGCAAACGTGCCCTACAAGAAAAATCAGCAGGTCAACTTCAGCCACGGCTCTTTCGTCGCAGTACGTGACACCAGCGAGCCACCGCTGGCCATCTCCCGCTTCAACAACGGCAAGTACCGGAGGACCACACGCGGCTATATCCTTGCCGGACGTTCGCAGGACATGGCCGTACATGCCGACTGGCAGATGGTGGCCTGGACAGATCCGTCCATCGTATATCGCCTGGACTGCCCGGTGACTGCCTTCAGCTATACATCCACCGGCAGCCTTTCGCCGTCATCCGTCGAAGTGACCTGCAGGCAGATAAACGGGCAGGAAAGTTCTCTGTGTTCATCGCTCTACCTCGTTGGCAGACGTTATAATGGGAGTACATGGGCGCAGTTCATATCGCCGACACAAGCCAACAAGGTGAGCGTGACACCGGCAGCAGGATATACCCAGTTCACCGTGCGAGCCTACAAGTCTTCGTCTGATGCTTCAGCCTGGAACAACAACTACGTGGCAGAGCTGGGAATCGGAGTGGCCGAACGTGGTATAGACGGGAAGACACTGGGGTTCTTGTACGACTGCGGCGTTTTCCAGTCCGGAAAGAGCTACGTGTGGAACTCCGACCGGCGGGACAAGGTCATATACAAGATCGAGAACACATACTACAACTTCCTCGTTAAGAACTTCGGAAGCACCGTCACTGCAGCACCCACATCGGCAACAGGCGACAGCAACTGGGAAGCCTTACAGAAATTCGCAAGCATCGTGACCGACACCTTCTTTGCCGACGGGGCAAACATCGCCGGACTGATGTTCAAGCTGACGGGATACACCGAAGCGGGTATTCCTGTAGGAGAAATCAGGTCACAGAACACGGGTACCGACGGTCAGCCTGTGCTGTCATGTAATACGCTGACGGGTAAGTTCGTATGCCAGGATGCTGACATCACGGGAACCATACGTGCCACTGACGGATACTTCCGAGGCGTTGTCGAAACTGCAGCAAGCGGGAAGAGAATTGTTATCAATCCAGCCACTAACAGCTTTAAGATGATTGATGCGGGGAATAAAGAACTTGTATCTATAAACTTCTCAAGCATCGAAGGTTACGATGTCGGGCTTATCCGTATGGATGCGTTTGGATCAGGAAAACTTATATCATCTACAGATGTGTCGCCAACGCATATAAGTATTACAGGCCCATTGGGTACAACTATGTTGACGAACAGGACAATCCTTGTGCAAGATGCTTCATCAGCTAATTCGTTAGAATTTTCACCGACAAAAATAAACATTAAGTCGTCTAATACACAGTATGTTGGAAGAAGTACAACTTTAACGTTAATGGGAGGAGGAACATATCGATTCATTAACGGAATATTAGTAGAATAATTATGAGAACAAAAATCAATTTTAGAAAAATGATCATATACACAGGACTCGCACACCGTGATAGCATTGAGCAAGATGTCCGAGAGACATTTGCCGACGTAATCTACCGAAGCTGTCCTGGCATTGCGGCCCTCGAACTGGCTCGAAAGATATACCATTCGGAAGGTGATACGGAATACTCCGAGCAGGAGGTCAACATCATCCGACAGGCATCGAGCATGTGCACGGCACAATTTATCGAATCAATCGAACGAATATTAACTAATAACGAATAAGACTTATGGGAACAATCGACATGCCACAAGTAGCAGGCTTCAAGGCCGTAGACGCAGAAGGTAATGAACTGGGAGTAGTCAGCATGAACGAACTGACCGAATCCATTAGCAAGCAGGTTCTGCAGACCATCGCCATGCGCAATCAGGCGACCACTCTGGAGCAGCCGGCACTGATGTCAGCGGCCAGTACATTGGCTGCAGGGAATGATGCATATGAGAATGAGCTTCCTGAGCAGACAGACCTAAAGTGGGCGCGTGCTCTGGATGCTTCCGGAAACCCTATTTTAATCTCAAAGGAGAGCTTGGCTTCAGTTGTGGGAGGACTTATCGGAACTGCATCTTATGATAAGAATGGTTTAGCTCCGAGAT